CGGCGGTCCCTGATGTAACCTCCAAGGAAAGCCACTAACAAGCCGCTGGGATTATGTTTCCAACCTGGCAGCTTTGAAGTGGCGCATGCTTCACTAAGGGAATCACCCTCGGTGATGCTGTAGGTGGTGGGTCTGTTCATCCTCGCGCGATACTTCACGCTAAATGTTGACTTGCACCATACAGTCGACGTGGCGTACTCACGAGGAACTTTAAGCCCTTCACTATCGCCATCTGCGTAGGGTATGAACAGAATTTTCTTCTTATCCAAACCTTTAAGGAGGTGACTAACAGTATTGTAGAGCGGTATGTTCGACGAAGCACTCCATCGTAGCAAGCGATTTACAGAGGAGTAAACTAGAGAGTCTGTTTTAAGTGATTTGAGGTACACTCCGCGTATGTTTTCACCGCGGAAGTAATCCCCACCACATGACTCCCTGAAGCTCCCTGCATTGAACGATTTGTCTACGTTCACTACGAACCCAAGTGTCTCAAGGCATTCGACGACAAAGGCATAACATTCCTTTCGGACTATTATGTCATCGCCAAACACCCCGAAGTTCGAGGGTCCGCGGTTTCCATATGTAGGCTTAATGCCCATCACACGGTAGCAGGAAACAACAAGCGTTGCGAAGATCAGCGTCTGGAGCGGGAAAGTATACCCGTTACCCATAGAGCTGATCATATCAAGCTTAACCTTCTCACCGTTTGGTAACACAGTAATAGGGCTTCGAGTCTGGAAAAGTATGTCCGAGAAATGCTTCGGAAATATCTCCCGTATCAAATTGCAAGATATGCTGTCAGATGCACTGGACAGATCGATGGTCCCGTAGGATCCATAGAGTGAACCAAGACGTGCACCCTCTCGATTAAGGTTGGGCTGAAAACTGAGGTCTATTTTTAGTCGACCTCGCAGCTCACCTTCGAGAAAGGATCCAACCCACTTTTGAAACAACATATTGAGGGTTGGTTCAGTACAGACTGTTCGCGAAATGTCTCTAGTCTTAGGAACAAATGTAAGACGTGAGCCTTCTACGATGACGTCACCACACTGGTTGCGGCGTACTAACTCCGCATCAAGCCAGCTAGGATGATCAATCAAGGCATATCTGTAATGACGGTAAAGCAGTTCACTTGTGCGACTAAGAGGCGAGTTGAACAACTTCGTATAGAAATCATACGACTTCGCATCTATGTTCGCGCCGGGCCCTAAACCGCACCCCTCGGTAAATTGAGAGAGTGCAGGATAGAGATCGGTACCGTTCTTGACGCAGACATCATAGAGATCAGACTTCATGGTCCCTATGGCTTCTGCAACCGCATTGCTGCGGTATTCAAGTTTAAATGCTCCACAGGCTGCATTACAAGCCAAAAACTTTTGGAGGCACTTCGCATCGGCGTCTGAAGAGACGTCGTCCTGAAATTTCTTCAGGAAACTCTGTTTTAACCAAAGCTTACGCGCGGCTGAGATAGACATATCTGATGTAAGGATATGTTCTCTCATTGGGATGTCTGCCTGAAGGCAGGATTCTAGCTCAGTACGATGGTACATAAACGCGTCCTTAGAATAGGTTAACTTAAACTTAAGATTAACAACCCTTATGTAATGTGATAGGCCTACCGGATGTACTTACTCCGATAGCCCGCAGACACTAACCACCGATGAAAGGCGGCCAGATCAAAATCACTGATATTACTGCCGTGAGGCAGCAAGATAGTAACTGAAATTGCACCAGCAGCTTTTTTGAGGTGCGCGGTTGAAATGCGCAACTCATAAGTCCGCTGGCGACGTTCCAGACTATCAGGAACATCAGCAACCATGCTACGGAGCTCACACTACGCCACTGACCGTGGTGTCACCGACTCCCGCAGACTGCTGTGCAAGCAGCCCAAATGCGAAAGAAAGTGCGGCACGGACATTGGCTGGGTCGGCAGTATCTGAACCAGCTGGCACCGACATTTTCACGTCGATGATCAGCGGTTGGATTGGCTGCCCGGCGAGTGGCGTTACGCCCTTACGGACGATTAGCTTATACTCGTTCTTTGGGACGCTTGAAATCAGGCCAGTCGTCGGATTGGGTTTCCCCAATACAGCGAAAGTCTTCGGCCGGACAAAATTACCGGTGAAGGGCGACGAGACAGAATGAACCGTCACGCCGGCCTGTGTTCCACCGAGAGCGGAAACCGCTACCTGCTTGCCATTTACATCAGGTGCCAAATCGCTGACGATTGTGTATGTCGGCGACGTGAAACCTGTTTGAGCTGCACCCGTTATGGGTGTGGTGGGACTCCAAGACATTATGGATACTCCTATGTGGTACAGTTAGATTGGAAGTGCGGGACTCAAAGAAACGAGTTACCCTGCACGCGCCGCCCAGAAATGAACAATGCAGCAATGTTGCCTAGTTGTCCACTCTGGCCAGGAAGCTCAAACTCAAGGGTAGGATACCCAAGAGCTGTAGGCGTTCTGGTTGTATTGCGACTAGAGCTTACCCATGAACCAAGTGAGGTAGGCGAACAACTGACTAAATTGAGTCCGTATGCCGCTCTCGCGGTGGCCGGATCGGTACGATAACGATTGTAGTACAGGGTTTCCCCTACAGTATTCTTCGTTACGTGCCGAACGTTACTCGTGTCAGTGCACCCAGCTTCAATTACGTTGCCTACGTTGCTAAAGTAGTCAACCATGAAGCTCCACGGAAGTATTTCCCATATAGTCGGGATTACATTCTGGAATTGGAAACCAGAAAGCTCGATTATACGGTTAACACTACCTTCCGCGTACCCCATCTTTGCGTCTATACCTACTCTATAGATTACTTTAGCAATGCTACGGTAGTCTGTGGACCTAATGAAAGGAACAGCACCACCAAAATAGCCTCGCGTTTCATAACCAGAGTAGATAACAATGGGGTCTTCCCCGTAAGCTTTGACGGCACTACGACGAAAGTCGTTGTGAAATCTAGCTAACGTTTCGGCTGCGCTTTTAACGTCACTAAGAAACGGTGACCAGCCAAAGGAATACTCCAACCATGTATCGGCCACAACTCTACTGAAGCTCTTGGGCCAACGTGCTTTTCTTTTCTTAAGCACATTGACATACCCTTGAGCATACTCAGTTAGGCCTTTCATGGGGCGCTTTAACATCCCTATTGTCTCGCGTAGTTCGGCTAAAAACGTTGGGCCCGATATCTGATACTGGGCTTGGCGAATCGCCTTATACGCGCGAATAAGGGCTTGGTTATCTGCTTTAGTAAAACTAGGGTTTAGGGTGCCAATATTGGCAACATCCCCGGCAAACGGATTAGTAACTTCCGAAAACCGTACAACCCTCGAAGGTGTAGTGTAGTTAGGGTACCAATATTCCAGTTTCCCGGAACCCCCAACTATTTTCGTATCCTGTAAAGTACCAGAAAACGAAGTAGAAGCATTATTCCCATCACGAATCTGTTGGCGCCAACGAGGATTTGGCGAGCCGGTCCTAGACTTCGAAGTCGTATTGTAATAAATACTACGACTGTAAGAAGCTTCGGTCCGAATCTCGCTTGTCGTCATCAGCGTCTTAGATCGAGTGATGGTAGTCATGCTAATCCTACCTTCAAAGCAGGGACGGCCGGGTCGGCCGCCACTTCTTGAATGCAGCTCATCACAACTTCGCGCGAGCAAACCGGCCAATCATAGCCGTATTCCAACCAGACAGTTGTTAGAAAGTCTGGTAAAACGGAATCCAGTGTATTCATGGTCGCTTGCCTTTACGTTGAGTTGTTAATAACTGCGTTCTTTAGGTAGCTAAGCACTCGCTGACATGTTCAGCGGAGCAGTAGCGCTCCGGAATTTTACCGGATATGCGTAGCATTTCCTCTCTACTGAGAGGACCAAGGAAGTGCCCGGGGTATTTGAAACCCACGAGGTGGCGCGAAAGCGCC